TTGGCCAGCCCTTCTTAACAGGATGTCGCTTAAGCGAAATCTTAGTTAAGACGCTTTTACCCAACACCATTGATAAACATATATTTTTCATTACAAACAGTTAGTTATATGTATCTCCAGTGCAATCAAGTGCAACCAAAAACATGCTGCGTGGACATAATGTGGACATCGAATGGTACAGTTTTCCAGCACTACTGATAATTTTCGACAGGAAGTATCCCTCCAAACCCCATATCAGAGAGGGCTGTTACTATTTCATTTGTTGGAATCCCCGCAAAGAACGGGAAGTTATTGCTTTCTTGAAGTGATAGCTCTTTCGTGACTATCCCAAGGATCCTGCCATTCCTAGCAATAATTGGACCTCCACTATTACCAGGTCTAGCTATAGCAGAGAAAAGAAAAACCGTATGATTATCCAATGTAGTAATTTCAGGGTTAGTAATCTCACCTTTCTGCATTATTGGCGCAACTTCTTTTGAATATGGAATTGGTGGATAGCCTAAAACATATATATCATCATTTAAGTGCGGAGAATCAAAACACACATTCCCATTTACAATAAAGCTATTTGGTTCGAACTCAATAATTCCAACATCAATTTCATTATGTGTATGCGTGTTGACTACTTTGATCTGACTACCATTAATAAATTGAGTATCATTGATAACCATTTCATCGATTACATGCTTGCATGTCAAAACCAGTTTATCATTAATAATAACTCCAGTGCCTCCATGTTCATCTCCATCTGATGTCATGCCTACGATATGTATGATTAAATTACCAAAAAACTTGTACACATACTCAGGCCCCAAGCATTCAGACAACCAGAATCGACCTTTCTTTTCTCTCTCAGTTAATTCTTTCAAGAAGTAATAATTGGTTGGGAAAAATACACTCCCAGAGTTCCCCATAGGTACTAACAAACCTACACCTTCCATTTTGTTAAGTAGCTTTCGTATATTTTGCATGTGGCGATCAGGCTCAGCCAAAATATTTAACGCCTTAATATAATCCATGAAAGAACCAGCAGGAAGAGGATGAATACCATTATTGGTTTGAGGTATAGCTATAGTTTTCCTAACCTTGTCCTGTCCAGGGATTGAAAAAAAATCAAGGGCTGCAAAAAAAACACTGACGCTATCACTGATACTCATTGGGCTTAAAAATGAGTATCTAGTACGATTGGTAGGCATTCAAACTCCTTAATAATAATGGACAAGAATCTTCACGCAAAACATTCATAGAAAAAAAATCAATGAGTAATAAGTTTTGCAATTGGATTCAATTGAGCAGCTTCCTCTAAATGATCCGGTGCAAAGTGAGCATAACGCATCGTCTCCCGTATGTTCGCGTGACCAAGAATCCGTTGGAGTACCAAGATGTTACCCCCATTCATCATAAAATGGCTTGCAAACGTATGGCGTAACACGTGGGTCTTCTGCCCTTCAGCCAACACAATATCGGTCAGTGCGAGCATTTTCTTGAACTCCTGATAACAGGGGTGGAACATTTTTCCCTGCAAAGGAGCCAACTCGTCATACAGCCAGCGAGGGATCGGTACTGTACGATTCTTCTTTCCCTTCGTTTTCGTGAAAGTCAACTTATGGGGCGAAAGCTGTGAACGAGTAAGGCGTTCGGCCTCGCTCCATCGAGCACCGGTCGCAAGGCATACTTTGACGATGCGAGTTAAGTAAATTTTTCCGTAGCATTCACACGCGTTGAGCACTTCGCGAATTTGAGGCTGGGTAAGCCAGGACATTTCTTTTTCGGCTTCTTTGAAAACTCGCACACCTTCGAGAGGATTTGGCAAACTCCACTCCCCCAAGCGTTTCAGCTCATTGAAAACGGCCTCAAGGTACTGCTGCTCCCGGTTCACAGTGACGGGTTTCGCAATCCACTTTTCAGGATTCGCGTGATAGCCATTGTCGATTTCACCCTTGAGGCGCTTATCACGATAATGGGCAAAATCTTTAGCGGTAAGCTGGGTTGCTATCGGATCACCAAGACCTCGGCAAACAATGTGCAGTTTGGCCAATCGTGATTTGCTGGCAGCGAGCGACTGACCATGGAGGTTATGCCAAAGCTCAATCAGTTCACTCAAACGTCGACGGTCTTCCTTCTCACCCATCCACGGCTTATTTTGTGCCTCTTCTCGGTAATACTGCTCGAAGGCAAGGGCTTCACCTTTGGTTGAAAACTTCTTACGCACGCGGCGACTTTCAGCCCCGTCGACGCGGAAATCACAAAGCCATTCACCCGATGTCAGTTTTTTAACACTCATATCATTAGCTAGATTTCGTCAGGCTTACCAGCACCATGCCAATACACTTAACCTCAGAAACTGAGCATTGAAAATCGGCATCAGCGTTGCTGACTTTTATTCTGTTCCCCGGGATCCTTGCAACGTCATAGACATCATGATCCCCGTCGATACTGAGCATCCATCGGCCATTTGCTATATCAGTCATATCGAAGTCAACTATCCAGGACTGCTGGCCTTTTACTATGTAATTAGGGTGCGTCGCGTCAGTAGAAAAAAGATTAGCATCAACAATCCAATGACCGTTTTCCTGCAGCTTACCTGCAACAATATCCAATCGGTCTAATGTTTTCATTTCGCCATTAGTATGGTCAGCATCAAACTTGTTCCCCTTCCCTGTTGCCAACCAACGTAAAGACACCCCAGTATCCAAAGCGCATGCAACAACAACATCCCCGGGGAAAAAATTACGCCTAACCCACGTGCTAATTGTTCCCGATGACAGCTCATGCAGGTCACCGAGTTGTTTTTGCATGGTGAAGCCATACGCATCAAGGATGCGCTGCAGCACTGCTTTTCCACCCTCTAACTCATCCAATTTCATCTTAAAAATCCGAGTTATCGCGAAAATCCAAATTGACATCTCGCATTTTCGAGATAAGATTCTCACTTGAATTTAAAAATGCACGCCAATGCACCAAACCAACTAATAACCGGAGATGATTACTTATGACTCCACAAATTGCAATCCCGCCCGGCGCTGATCTCATGACTTATGACGAATTTGCCGAATGCTACGGCTACTGCATTCGTACTGTAAAACAGATGGTTGCTGATGGAGACCTCCTCCTGATGCCTCGTAAAAAAGACGGTGGTGCAGCGCGTATCAATATGGTTGCCTTCCGTGCTCGACTCTTGGCTCAGGGTCTCAATTGCCGCTATGTGGCAGCCTGAGCAACTCGATTATTTAAGATAGCGAGGAAAAATACATGTTTGATTTTCAAATTTCCAAACATCCCCACTATGACGAAGCGTGCCGGGCTTTCGCGCAGCGTCACAACATGGCGAAGCTGGCCGAGCGTGCGGGTATGAATGTTCAGACGTTACGTAACAAACTTAACCCGGAACAGCCTCACCAGTTCACACCGCCTGAGTTATGGCTGCTGACTGATCTGACCGAAGACTCAACCCTCGTTGATGGCTTTCTGGCGCAGATCCATTGTCTACCTTGTGTGCCGGTTAATGAGTTGGCTAAAGATAAATTGCAGTCCTATGTCATGCGCGCAATGAGCGAACTCGGCGAACTGGCGAACGGTGCTGCATCTGATGAACGCCTGTCCTCTGCTCGTAAACACAACATGGTTGAAAGCGTTAACGCCGGTATTCGCATGCTGTCATTGTCGGCGCTGGCGTTACAGGCTCGCCTCCAGGCTAACCCGGCAATGTCGAGTGTCGTCGACACCATGACCGGCATTGGCGCAACATTCGGTTTGGTATGAGGTACCTGTGCTGAAAAATGAACCTTCATTCGCTTCTCTGCTCGTTAAGCAAAGTCCCGGCATGCATTACGGCCACGGTTGGATTGCGGGGAAAGATGGCAAGCGCTGGCATCCGTGCTGCTCACAGTCCGAATTATTAAAAGGGCTGGAAACAAAGCCGCCGAAGTCGTCAGGCTTTTTAATTGTTCGTATTGTCCACTTTATTATTAAAGGTATTAAACATGTCACGCGATGAATTAAGAATTGTTTTAGGAGCCATGATTCCGAATATGGAAGACGGTTTTGAAATTAAAACTCGCGACGGTGCAATACTTCGGGTTGACCCTGAGTGGGAGTGCTGCAAAGAGTTTAAGGATGGCCTGAAAGCTGAAATTATCAGCCAGTTAAAAAGTAAACCTGCCGTTGTATTTGGCTATAGCTAATTAATCACAATTAATTTTCTGGCGTAAACCCGCCGGGCATTTTATTGCCCGAAATCAGGAGAGTTAGTTATGCGCAATACCGAACCCCATAGTTTTAATACTGATAGTGACGCGCTGGCCGTGCTGCTGACAGATGCCAAAAAAGAAGAGCGCAAAGACCGCGCACTCGCCGTTTCAATCCGTCTTGAGGCGCTGGCTATCCATATAACCAATGAAGGTATGAACGGCAAAGAGGCCGCTGAATTGCTGCGCCGTGAAGCCACCCGCTTTGAAAATGAATCTCAGGAGTTGCACTAATGGCCGACGTTATGGATGGAGTACAGGAGCGCGAACAAGCCGAGCGCGAGCGCCATATCAACAACGTGCGCAGCCGTATCGCTGTGCCTTCTCGTTTTTTCTGCGAAGAATGCAACGCACCAATCCCAGAAGCCCGCCGCATTGCGATTCCGGGCGTGGCTTTTTGCGTGACCTGTCAGCAAATCGCCGAGCTTAAATCAAAGCATTATCGGGGCGTATGAATTGGCTGTTCAATTCGCTTTTCCGTGGAATGCTCCACGGTCGGCAATAACCAGTCCATATCTTACCTACGACCAACAGTATCGCCGTGACCGTATGTTCGCGGCTTTGCTGCATGCGAGAAAGGTGCTTTCTCTCCAGCCTGAATGTGTGCGTTTTGATGTTTATCGCACCGCTGCTGTGCTGGAGCAAAATCAGGGCAGTCAACGAGCCAATGCCTTTTTAATCAGCTTTTGCAAAAAGGCATTGCCGCGTCTTGAACTGGTCGCAAAAAAATACGAGTGCACCGGTATTAACAGCAACGTATCAGCCGCTGTTTTCGGTTGTCATTTCGATACCCAGCTTATGCAATATCTGGCGTCTCGCATGGTCAACATAGTCGCCAGATACAACCGACTCCCGGATATGGCACGCGCCGACATCGACCTGCTGGCTGCTGATATCGCCGATTTTATCCGTGCAGAGTTAGTCAACATTGACGATTCTGACATGTGTGAACTGGAGACATTAAATGCCTGGTATATGCATGCTGGTTTCATCACTCAGCAATTCAGGATAATGCCACCAGAGTGGGAACGGTCGCGGGATAAATATTGGGATCAGGATAAAGTCGCTCCAGCAATTGCCCGTATGTTTTCGGAAAAATGGTGGCGTGGACGTCTGCGTCGCGTTGCGGCTGCGTGGCGCGAACACCTGCAAATCGCAATCGGAAATGTCAGTAAGAAAAAACATGTCTACGCGAGTAAACACTGCGTGACAGACTGGCGTGAACAGAAGCGCCGGACGCGCGAATTTCTCAAAGGTCTGGAGCTTGAAGACGAAGACGGCAACCGTATCAGCCTGATTGAAAAATACGATGGCTCAGTCGCTAACCCTGCGATTCGACGCTGTGAGCTTATGACCCGCATTCGTGGGTTTGAAAATATCTGCAATGAGCTCGGTTATGTTGGTGAGTTTTACACCCTGACCGCACCGTCTAAATATCACGCCACGACAAAGGCAGGCTACCGTAACACCAAATGGAGTGGATCCAATCCATCCGATACGCAATGTTATCTCACTGGCCTGTGGGCACGCATTCGCGCAAAACTCCACCGTGAAGACATTCGTATTTTCGGGATCCGCGTTGCAGAGCCTCACCATGACGGTTGCCCTCACTGGCATATGCTGATGTTTATGCTCCCGGAGGACGTCGATACCGTTCGTGGCATTATTCGGGACTACGCATGGCAGGAAGATTTTCACGAACTCAAAAGCGATAAAGCCAAAAAAGCACGTTTCCACGCAGAAGCCATTGATCCGGAGAAAGGCAGCGCAACCGGCTACGTCGCGAAATACATCTCGAAAAATATCGATGGTTATGCTCTTGATGGTGAAACCGATGATGAAAGCGGCGAACTGCTAAAAGAGTCAGCTCCCGCTGTTTCAGCATGGGCTGCTCGCTGGCATATACGCCAGTTTCAGTTTATTGGCGGTGCGCCGGTTACTGTCTATCGTGAATTGCGTCGCCTTGCAGATACCGAGACCGCACACGGTCTGAGTGTTGAGTTTGCGGCTGTCCATGATGCCGCCGACGCCGGTGATTGGGCTGGCTATGTTAATGCGCAGGGCGGTCCGTTTGTCCGTCGCGATGATTTGCAGGTGCGCACGCTTTATGAACCGCGTACCGAAATTAACCAGTATGGTGAGGAAACTGTCTGCATTCGTGGTGTATACGATTCTGCTGTCGGAGCTGGCACCCCGATTTTAACCCGGCTCACGCAATGGAAAATTGTACCGAAGCGTGCCGTTGATTTGGCCGTTGACGTTAAGGACGGCTTCGCCGTCCCTTGGAGTTCTGTCAATAACTGTACGGGAAGCGAAAGTGATCCGCCGGAACTCGATTTATCAAAACCTCTGAGTAGACGTGAAAGGCGAGAGCTGACGAACCGACTCAAGAAGCCAAAGCCACCAAAAAGGGAGAAATTTATCCACGGCACGGATGAGCAAAACGCCGCGATAGAGAAGACTATCGACGAGATCCATCTGACAACCGGCATCAACATCAGCCGGGGTGAAGCCCTGCATCTTATGGCCGGTGGTAAAAGCTGTTTCGATGGAAAATGGCTCAAGGGAACATCTAAAGGGGAGATATTTTCCACCTCACCATCACGCCAGGCTAAGGCCAGGGAAATCCTCAATCGTGTTGCAGCATTGGCAGAAACATCAAAGCTAATAGGTGACTAATTCGCATCCATATCATGCACATACAACACCTACGTGATCCACTTTTTCTCTTCCCATCAATTGCCAATACGTGATACTGTATAAATATACAGTCAAAATATTGGGAGAGATTTCATGGTTGGGGAACATTTCAGCCGAACGCAGCAAAAGTGGGCTTGTGTGCAATTCATTGCCGAGGTATCTCTGATTGCAAACTGCAAGCCTGCAGATTTAAAGCTTGCGCTCACTCTCATTGCTGATCTAGCAAACAGCGAAAATAATGAAACCGAAGATGATATTTTTTATAAGACTGAGTAGGTTATGATAATATAAGATCTTAAACAAATATCTGAGAAATTCGTAAAGATTATTAACAGATAAAAGCTATGTAATTAAAAACGTAATTTACATAGCTTACCTTTAGCTTTAAATGTCCTTCTTTAAAACAAGCACAGTGTAAAAAAACAATGATTTAACAATGTGATTCAATGAATGAACCTCACGAAAAAGCATCAAAGAATATCTAAGAAATTCAAGAAATGAAATTTCATACATGTTCTCTCTGCTCATTCCTTCTCTATTTGGGTAATAGAAAATCATTTGTGTAGATTCTTCGTACTCATATTTATAATGGGCAATTGCATTTCGTAACTTGTGATTAATTGCACTCTTGTCGATGTAATAAAATGAATCATCAATACACTCTATTTTTTTACCTAAATCCATATTGGTAAAATTATTTAAAGATGCAAGTTCTTTAATTAATTCTTGTTTTTTATTTAAACGAACTGAATCATCAAACAGATCATAATCTCCACGTTTTAGCAGATTATTAAGCCCCGCAACTAATGTTAATAATCGCGAAAAGACTTCAGATAGATCCTTATATAAATTACTGCAACTATCAAAGTCAGCAGTTGAAACCCGCCCTGAAATTTTATCCCCTTCATTTAATTGCTTGTAGTCAAAATAAAGGGCTGGCCTTAATGGTAGGTCTAATTCTACGATTTTTGGGTACAAGGATAGGCATTCATGGTGTACATTTCGTAAGAAACCAGTTTTAATTAACTGTTCAAAAAACGCCCTTGTTTTTATTTTGTGAGTGTAATCAAGCGAACGTAATAAATCAGGCATTTTAGTGCTTATTTCTTCATTATGTTGATGTATGGTAAAAGGTGAAGACATTATGGATGTTGCTGTATACAAAGCGGCTAATATATCTTGTTTCTTATTAGATTTTAATTGTATACCAAGAAGCTTATTGCAGGTTTTTCGAAATGTATTTACTTCGCCTCGTTTATACTGAGTTATTAAGCGTCTTAACTCTCTCTTTTTAGGGTATAAGTAGTTAAGAGCATTCAGTCTCTCATTAAGATGCTGATAGTTCTCATGACCGATTTCCTGAGCAGCTCGCATGAATGGAGTAAATCCCATTTCATATTTTTCAAATGAGGCGGGAAAATCCAAGTGTAAATCTATGAAATGATTACCCCCCGTAAATGGTGCCTCAAAATCAACAAGATCAATGGCCCCTTCTAGGTTGAAGTCTTCACCCAAAATATTAAAAGTAATTTTTTCTTCACATTCAGGACAAGCAAACTGAAAAGGCTGCACATCTCGATTTGAAAGTCCTATTCTACAATCAATGTGTGTACCACAGGTTTCGCATTCAAAACATTTCATTATATTCATGCTAACTCCTTCAAAACTGATGCATGAGTTTTTTGTGATAGATTAGTAAAACGTGCATTTTCATAATGATAATCAATACAAGGGGGTTGTAAATACCATTTTGAGTTCAGATAGCTTTCTGCGAAAACAAGGCATTCTGTTGCATTAATTTGCATTTTTTTCAGACTAAATTCTCGGTAACTCAAGTCAATATTGACAAGGAAAAATCGAAGCTGGCATCTGCATTAAAACCGCCCCATCAAGCGCGCAGGCGAGGCGGGGATAGCACTGCGCGCCAGACGTGGTGACAGCATTTATTTTTACGCACCTGAGCGCGTCGTGGTGGCGCTGTCGCTTTACGGGTCGGGCTGATGCCTGCCGGGTGGTTAGGTGGTGTGTGGTGCGTCTGAGGCGCTCAGTGATAATACCGCCCGGAGGCGGCATTTTGAGGGGGTTATTCTGATTCGAGGCTGTAATCTTTAAAGCGGATCACCTCCATTCCCAGCCAGTCGTTAATCTCTTTGAAACGCTCTTGCAGCGGTGTCAGTTCGTTACGCACAAACACCCGCGCCACCTTCTCGACATCCCCCATTGAGCCGATGTTTTCAGGCTTGCCGCCCATCAGCTGAAATGGCACGCGGTGCGCATCGAGCAGGTCGGCGGCGCTCACCTTTTTGATATTGAAAAAATCATCTTTCGTGGCGACTTCACTCAACGGCACAATCTTGATCCCGTCCGGTTTCCCGTTGGGCGCATAGAAAAACAGGTTCTTAAAATTCCCCAGCCCTTTCGAGTCACGCATCGCGTTGCGGAGCGATTCAACGTCGGTGCTGCTTTGCGCAGCGTCGGTGACGTACATGATGTACCCCGCGTGTGCTCCGTTCTGGTAATACTTGCGACGAAACAGGGTGGCGGATTCATTCAGCCAGGCTGAATTGAGTGCGCTCAGGTATTCCGGCATTCCGTATAGCTCCTGATTGATATCGGGCTCAAGCAGATGACACACCGAACCGGGGGCGAACGGGTGCGGGTGGGTGTAGCTCGATACATACCAGTAAACACCATCCTCGACACCGCGCCGCGTGTATTTGGCCGGGGAGGTTTCCAGTTTTAATAGCTGGCCGGTGACGCTCATGCGCTTTTCAAGATAGCCGTTGGCAAACACCAGATAATCAAGCACAAGGCGGCTGAAATCCTGACGTGACAGCAACGGGTGCGGAATGTAGGTGCTCGCCAGAATGTTACGTTTCACGTAAATCGGGGAACTGTGATGGACGGCGGCGCGCAGGCTTTTTGCCAGCCCCGAGAAGTTGACCGGCGGCTCGTACCATTTCCCGTTATTGATGCACTCGACATAGTCGAGGATGTCGCGGCGATCCAGAACGGGGGAAGGCTCACCAAAGGTGAACGCCTCCATTTTTTGCGGTGCGCTGGCGGTCATGTTGGCGGTTTTCTTTTGGTGTTTTTTCATCTTAGTTAATATCCAGAATTGAGGTTGATTGCATCCCGCTACCGGCGGAAAGCGGCTCGTTTAACAGGGCGTGCATGGTCGCCCATGCGATATCCGCGTGGCTGGCTTCCTCACTGCGGCTGGCTTCATAGGTGGCGCTACGCCCGCTGCTGGTCATGGTTTTACGAATAGCCATAAACGACTGTGTGATGTCGGTTGCACCGGCGTCATATTCCAGGCATCCGCGACGGATGGTGTCTTTCGCTTTCAGCACCATTGCGGTTTTCATTTCAGGCGTGTAGTGAATGGCGCGGGCTGCCGGAAAGAAGGAGCGCACGAGCTGGTACACCCCCTGGCCGATGCCGGTTGCATCGATGCCGATATACTCGACGCAATATTTCTCTGTCAGCTCGCGGATAGCCTCGGCCTGCGTTGCAAAATCCATCCCTTTCCACTGGTGACGCTCAAGGATGCGGAACTTGCCACCGGCAACCAGCGGCGGAGCCAGTACCGCACAGCCTGCACTGTCGCCGGTGTGCGACGGGTCATAGCCAATCCAGACCGGGCGCCAGTTAAACGGACGGTCAGAGAACGGCGCAAAGTCTTCCCATTCTTCCATCGCATCGACCATGCAGCGCTGCAGCTCCTCGAACGGGAATACCGACGCCTTGTCGTCGACAAACTCGCACATGAAGAGGTTGCGGAAATCGTCGGCGCTGTTTTCCTGTTTCAGTTGATCCAGATTAAACAGGGTGCATCCCCCGGCGAGGGCGTCCTCGATGGTGACAATCTGCCGCCACTGGCCGTCATCGCACAGCACGCCACCGGCGAGCGCCTTGTGACTGATGTCGATGTCGACGCGCTCACTCGCGCTGCTGCGTCCCCGGTTAAACAGCTCACCTGACCAGAACGGATACGCGCCGTGCGCCAGCGTCGAAGGGGTTGAAAAGTAGGTGGTGCGCAGGTGGGACTGTGACGCCATCCCCGAGGCGACTTTGCGCAGCCTCTGAAAGTTGGGGATCCAGAAGATTTCATCGACGTACAGGTCGCCGTTGTGGCTCTGCGCGGTGTTTGAGTTTGTCCCGAGGAAAATCAGCTCTGCGCCGTTATTGCCGATGACAATCGGGTCGCCTGACAGGTCGACGTCAACCATGCGCGCAAAGGCGATGATGTATTTTCGGAACACGTAAGCCTGCGTCTTACTGGCCGATAAGAATATCTGGTTTTGCCCGGTTTTGAGGGCGCGCAGCAATGACTCACGGGCAAAGTAGAACGTCGCGCCAATCTGGCGTGATTTGAGGATGTGGCGAATGCGGTGCGCGATACCGGCCTTGTGCCAGTTGAGCTGATACTCAAAAGACTGATCGAAGAAAATCTCCTCCAGCTTTTCGATGGCCTCATCGCTGAAAAAATTACGTTTTGGCTTACGGCGATCGCCCTTGTTACGGCTGGCAATATTGGGGTTTAAATCCACCTCGTTTCCGGTCTGACCGTAGCGGTTGATGCGTGCGAATCGCTCCATCTGGCGTGACAGAAAATCAGCGACCTTGAAGTCATGCGGCGTCAGGTCAGGCTTTGCATAAAGCTGAATCAGGCGCGCCTCGAGCGTCGTTTCCACGCGGTTAAGTGGCGCGGTTTCCTCCCACCCGTCGCGCTGTTTCCAGCTCTGCACGGTCGGGCGCTTAACCTGCAGCGTGTCGGCGATTTGTGGTACGGAAAATCCCTGCCAGAACAACAGACGCGCCTGTCGTCTAGGGTCATGCAAAAGGGAGAGGTCAGTCGAAATGGTCATGGTTGCCTCGTACTGGTGAATACGGGGCAAGGCTAAGGAAATAGCCGGGTATTATCGCTAACCCCCTGTTGTGTCAGGGGTTGCACTTCCGCAAGCGGTGGCTGATGTGGGGCGGAGTCGGGAAACTACCCCCGAACCGAAAACCCAACATCAGGACACCTGAACAATGGCAAAGAAAGTTTCTAAATGGTTTCGCATCGGCGTCGAGGGTGACACCTGCGATGGCCGTGTCATCAGCGGTGATGACATTCAGGAAATGGCGGATTCCTTCGACCCGCGTGTCTACGGTTGCCGCATTAACCTCGAACACATCAAAAGCCTCTGGCCTGACAGTCCGTTTAAGCGTTATGGCGACGTGACGGAAGTCAAAGCCGAAGTCATCAGCGATGACTCTGCGCTGAACGGTAAAAAGGCGCTGTTTGCCAGAATTGCCCCGCTTGATGAGCTGGTCAGCATGGTGCGCGCCGGTCAGAAGGTTTACACCTCGATGGAAATTCGCCCGAATTTTTCCAACAGCGGCAAATGCTATCTGATTGGCCTCGCCGTCACTGATGACCCGGCAAGCCTCGGCACGGAATACCTGGAATTCTGCAGCCGCGCCAGTCAGAACCCGCTCGCCGGTAAAAAAGACCAGCCAGGCGATCTCTTCTCGGTGGCTTCCCTTGCTGAGCTGGAATTTGAAGACGTCCCCGACACCATGCTCAACAGCCTGACCGACAAGGTTAAATCGATTTTCAGCCGCAAACAGGTCAGTGACGATGCGCGCCTTGCTGATGTGCATGAAGCGGTGACAGCCGTCTCTGAGCAGGTGCAAACCAACCTGACCGCCACCGAAACGCGCGTCACTGAACTGGAAACCGCCTTTGCCCAGCTAAAGCAGGACGTGACCAGTCAGACCACGCAAAGCTCGCAGGCGTTTAACGCCCTGAAAAACTCCCTCGATAACACCGAAAGCCATCGCCAGCCGCGCCGCGAGAAGTCGAAAGGCGGAACGGGCGACGAGCTGCTGACCAACTGCTGATAACCCGCCGGGTGCGCGTCACCCGGCCTGATGCCCCTTTTTAGAGAAACAGGAATAACAATGCGTAAAGATACCCGCTTTAAATTTAATGCTTACCTGTCCCGCGTGGCGGAGCTGAACGGCGTCGACACCGACGATGTGGCAAAGAAATTCACCGTCGAGCCGTCGGTGACGCAAACCCTGATGACCACCCTGCAGGCGTCATCCGCGTTTCTGACCAAAGTGAATATCGTGCCGGTCGACGAGCTGAAAGGCGAAAAAGTCGGGGTGGGTGTTAACGGTACGATTGCGAGCACCACCGATACCGCCGCTGATGATGAGCGTAAGACCGCTGATTTTACCGCGCTCGAATCCAACAAATACGAATGCGCGCAAATCAACTTCGATTTCCATATTCGTTACAAACAGCTCGACCTGTGGGCGCGATTCCAGGACTTTCAGACCCGTATCCGTGACGCAATTATCAAGCGCCAGTCGCTCGATTTCATCATGGCCGGTTTCAACGGTATTACCCGTGCGGCGACCTCCAACCGTAAGCAGAACCCGCTGCTGCAGGATGTCGCGGTGGGCTGGCTGCAAAAGTACCGCAATGAAGCTGCAGCGCGCGTGATGTCAAAAATCACCGACGAAGACGGCAAGGTTATTTCCGATGTGATCCGCGTGGGGAAAAACGGTGACTATGAAAACCTCGATGCGCTGGTCATGGATGCGACCACCAACCTGATTGATGAGATTTATCAGGATGACCCGGAGCTCGTCGTTATCACAGGCCGTAAGCTTATGGCGGATAAATATTTCCCGCTGGTCAACAAGGCGCAGGAAAACAGCGAAACGCTGGCCGCTGACATCATCATCAGCCAGAAGCGGATCGGCAACCTGCCTGCCGTGCGCGTGCCGTACTTCCCGGCGAATGCCCTGATGGTGACGCGTCTTGATAACCTGTCGATTTACTTCATGGATGATGCGCACCGCCGCGCCATCATTGAAGAGCCGAAAAAAGACCGTATCGAAAACTACGAGTCAATGAATATTGACTATGTGATCGAGGCTTACGCAGCCGGTTGCCTGATTGAAAACATCAACCTTGGTGACTTCACCGCACCTGCCGCACCGGAAAGCGGGGAATAAGCCATGACGAGTCCCGCAGCGCGTCACATGATGCGGGTCTCGGCCTCTGAAACTGCGCGGCGGGCTGCTGCTCCGCTGCGTAATGCAACTGCCTATGAGCAGATGCTCGTCAAGCTGGCCGCAGACTGTCGCACGTTAAAACAAATCCGCTCCAACGAGCGCAAGGCAGACAAAAAGCGCGAGCTGTTGCCGTTTTATCTGCCGTGGGTGGGTGGTGTTCTCAGCTCCGGCAAAGGGGCGCAGGATGACATTGTCATGACCGTCATGCTCTGGCGTCTTGATGCTGATGATATCGCCGGTGCGCTGGAGATCGCCCGTTACGCGATGACGTATGGCCTGACCATGCCGACCGGCGGCCACCGCCGCACAACGCCGTATTTACTGGCCGAAGAGGTCGCACTGTCAGCACAGCGCCTGCTTGATGCAAAACAGCCTGTCGGGCTGTCGCTCCTGCTCGACACCATCACTCTGACCGAACGCGCAGACATGCCCGATATCGTGCGTGCGAAGCTGCACAAAATCACCGGCTACGTGCTGCGTGATGCTGGCAACCTGACTGACGCGCTGGCGCACCTGCAGCGTGCGATCCAGTTAGAGCGGGCTATCGGTGTGAAAAAGGATATTGAGCAGCTTGAACGCGCGCTGAAACCCAAACCAGAACCCGCACCAAAACAGAATAAACCGCGCACGCGCAAACCTGTCGCTAAACCGGCGGCACGGCGCGGGCGTCCCCCGAAAGCGGCAAAAGCCGCAGGTTAACCGAGCGCTCCCCGAGCCGGGCGGCACGCCGGTCAATGCGGGTATTGATTGCCCTGACTGCGACCGGCGTCCACCGCCCACCCATTACCCGAGGTTGTCATGACGACAGTGATTATTGAGCCAAAAAAAGAGCCGCAGGACGTGCCGGGCGTGGTGATACCGCCACCGGGCGTGAGCGAGCCGGTAATTAAAAACACCTTCTTTTTTCCTGATGTTGATCCGAAGCGCGTGCGTGAGTTGATGCGTCTGGAGCAGACCGTTTCCCCGCTGCGCCTGAATGATGCGATTAAAGCCGGTATGGCCGAAACCAATGCGGAGCTTGCCCTGTGGCGGGCTGACCAGATGGCTGCAGGTCATCAGACGCTGGCGGATGTGCCTGCCGATGATATCGACGGTGAAAGCGTGCGCTGTTTCCACTATTTCCGCGCCGTTTGCGCCATGACCAGTGCCACCCTGTTTGAACGCTATCGCGGCATCGATGCGACGGCGAAAGGTGACCGCAAGGCGGAAAGCGCCGAGGCGGTTATCGATGAACTGTGGCGGGATATGCGCTGGTCGGTGGCGCGTATTCAGGACAAGCCGCGCTGTATTGTCGGCCAAATCTGATGAAGGTTTATGCGATGCAGGGTGACACCCTTGATGTGATTTGCGCCCGGTATTACGGGCGCACTGAGGGCGTCGTTGAAACGGTGCTGCAGGCGAATCCGGGGCTGGCAGAGCTGGGCGTTATTGTGCCGCACGGCACGGCTATTGACCTGCCCGAAACCGACAGCGCTCCGAAAACCGAAACGGTGAATCTATGGGACTGAGTGTGGAAAAAATCACGACCTTTATCGCTTACTGGCTGGCCGTGGGACTGGCCTATTTCGGGGCGATGTCGCCCGAAAAGCTGGCGTTGTATGTGGGTAGTGCCTGCGCCATTTTTACCGCGCTGACGAACTACTGGTTTAAGCGCAAAACCTTTCGCTATCTGAAATCGCTCGGACTCGATAAGGGGGCGATACGTGAGCTCAATCATTAAACGCTGCAGTGTGGCCGCCGTGCTGGCGCTGGCGGCACTGGTGCCTGACTTTCGTCTGCTTAACACCTCGCCCGAGGGGCTGGCGCTGATTGCTGACCTTGAAGGATGTCGCCTGACGCCTTACCAGTGCAGCGCGGGCGTGTGGACGTCGGGCATTGGCCACACTGCCGGTGTCGTCCCTAAAGGGGATATCACCGAGCAGCGTGCGGCGGAAAACCTCGTTGCGGATGTACTCAACACTGAGCAACGGCTCGCGGTCTGTGTGCCGGTGGATATGCCACCGCGCGTCTATGACACGCTGGTCAGTTTTGCCTTTAACGTGGGAACGGGCGCTGCCTGCCGTTCGACGCTGGTCTCGTATATAAAGCGTCATCAGTGGTGGCAGGCGTGCGACCAGCTCACCCGCTGGGTGTACGTGAATGGTGTCCGAAACCGGGGGCTGGAAAACCGACGCGATCGGGAGTGGGCTTACTGCGTGAAGGGGATGCAATGAAAGTGCTGATTATTCTGCTGGCCGGGCTGCTCGCCGTGGTGCTGTGGCTGCGCCACGATAACGCGAATTTATCCCGCTCCTTTGAAAAGGCGAACCGGGTCGCCAATGAGCAAAAGACGACGATTGGTATGCTGAAAAATCAGTTTGCCGTATCGCAGCGCATCGCCAGGACGAATGAAGCCGCGCAGGTCAGGCTCAGCGACGAGCTGAACGCCGCCGGAGAGCTGGCGGTAAGACGTGAACAAACCATAACGAGGCTGCTGAATGAAAACGAGGATTTGCGCCGCTGGTATAGCGCTGACTTGCCTGATGCTGTGCGCCGGTTGCACACCCGCACCGGCTGCGCCTCCGCCGGTCATTGTTTACAACGCCTGCCAGAAGGTGAGCCTCTGCCCGATGCCGGGAAGCGAGCCCACAACTAACGGCGACCTGAGTGCCGATATTCGCAGGCTTGAGCACGCGCTCACCGCCTGCGCGATAAAGGTCGAAACCATCAAAGACTGTCAGGATAAAATCGATGCAGAAAATGAAAAGCCTGCGCCAGGCGCTTACTGACGCTGTACCGCAGTTAAAAAACAATCCCGAAATGATGCGTATCTTTGCCGATGAGGGGAATATCGATGCGCGTCTTGCGGCCTCGCTGTCTCATGAAAAGAATTACACCCTGAATGTGATTGTCTGCGATTTTGTCGGCGACCCTGACCTGATTTTCGTGCCGGTAGCCGCGTGGCTGCGTGAGAACCAGCCGGACATCTGCACGCTGGATGAGGGGCGCAAAAAGGGTTATCGATTCCAGATGGATTTAAATGACGGGGATAATGTTGATATCAGTATCAGCCTGCAGCTTACCGAGCGCACCCTCGTCAGGGATGAAAACGGGGCGCTGCATGTCAGCTATGCACCTGAGCCACCATTACCCGAGCCGGTGACGCGACCGACTGAGCTGTATATCAATGGCGAACTGGTGAGCAAATGGGATGAATGAATTTAAACCTTTTGATGACAAACTTGCGGGACTGATTGCGGCAATATCACCGGTGGGTCGGCGCAAGCTGGCCGCTGAGATTGCGAAGGAACTGCGCAGATCGCAACAGCAACGAATCAAACAGCAAAAAGCACCTGATGGCACGCCGTATCAGGCACGAAAACGCCAGCCGCTGAGGGCAAAAAAAGGACGCATTAAACGGGCGATGTTTCAGAAGTTGCGAACCAGTCGCTACATGAAAGCCAGTGGCCGCAATGATACTGCCGTGGTGGAATTCACTGGCAAGGTGCAACGCATCGCGCAGATTCATCAGTTCGGACTCAAAGACCGGCCAAACCCTCATGCTCAGGACGTGCAATATCCAGAACGCCAGTTACTCGGATTTAGCAGGAACGATATACAATTAATTGAGGATCTTTTTTTACTCATCTGATTTGAATTAGCTACGAGTTGATCTGTCAACTACTGATAGTGGGGTGTTGATATTTGATGAACATCTAAAAGCGAAATGGTGGAAATCGAATTCTGCAATGCATATCAAGAATTTCATGATCAGATAATTTATTGGTTATGGATGAGGTCAACGCGTGGTCATTGTATGATATTGATTTCATGTGGTATTTTTTATTTTCATGCCTAATGGGCAAAATCGATATTAAAGATGCTTATCTCTCTTGTCAAACTGGTTCAGTCAGTAGAAAATATGGGTAAAAGTAAACTCTTTGATTTTAGATAGGGAAATGTTTATGAGTGAAATCTCTTTCGTATTTGCGCGATCATTTATTGATGCTTCACCATTCATTCTTGCAATGGCAATAGCTATAGCTATTCTGCGTGGTCCTGTGGTGAAATTCATTTCACGGAACTTACTTGATTCAGGCAAGGACAGGTATAATGCGGAAACTAAAGATAATAACACAAAGAAGAATGGTAACACTGAAAGCCAACCAATGGCAGATGAGAAAATAAAATTTCATATTCGTAAAATATTGCTAAACGAGAGTGGTCAAAAATATTTTGATGCGTACAGAGAAAATGTCGAAAGTTTAATCGAGAAAAGACAAAAGGAATTAGCCAATTACGCTTTAACAAGCGTGTTTTCTGAAAATAAAATTGAAGAGGCGATCACTGAATCATTGCATGATACAGTGGAGGACACTACCAAAAAATTAATTAGAGAGAGTGAGCAATTCAAGATTTTAGAGAAGGAAACAATTGAAAAGTTAAATTTAATAAAAATATCATCATTTTTGGAGCATCTGGAGAAAGAATATGATGCAACTCGAAGTACAAAGGCTCTGATGAGTAACATGTTTATTTTGGTGAATGTTTTTTATTTTTTTGGCCTGCTGGGTTTTCTTATATTTGGGCAAAACATAATAACCACACCGTCTATTTATTTAGCATTATCGTTTTCCTATATTGGGTTAGGTGCGTTTGTTGTTTACATGATAAAGTTTTGTAACGCACGAAGTTTAACGTTACTTTCTCTCCGGGAAGATTTTTTAAAACGAGAACAGATAAGCAACATGGCTACCAAAATGGTAGAGTTAGGGGCGAGTGAACATCATGTGGCTTTGTTGCAATTGATGAATTCCAGTATCGCTACAAAAGAACAAAAAATTAACCATCCTTATGAAATGCTTTTGTATGGAATCAAAGATTCGAATATCATGTTCAAGGGTGGGAAATTTGAAATAAAAAAAGAGACTTCAGGTAAGTCAAATCCATAAGGCAACATGCGCTAGGCAGAAATATACCTCTGCCTCTTTTGGAAAACAGATAAACTGCTCACTGTAATAGTAAATATGTCTCAAGCAAAAATGGATATGTTTACGTGAGCGCCCGCTTTTGGCGTTGAGTGTGTTAAAAATCTGACCAAAAACTCATTGAGTAAGGTAATACAAAATCTAAAATCGAACTACTGGCTAGAGAAATCGAATTTTTCGTAGGATGCCAATTTCGGCTCAGCTTTGGCCAATACTGTGTTCAAAAACATTGTCACGCAGCTAAGGAACAACGCTGGATGTTCGACTAGGTTTCAATCAGCCCCTCAAAGGAGGTGTTGGTCTGTAATGACAAGTCTGAGTTGCCGTTTGTTGTTTCATCCCTCATAAAACCCCGCTCGATTGCTGCTGCCCCTCCCCGGCGGCATCCTTTCCCCATGAACAATTTAACTTCTCTGCAGGAAATCGCTCGTGCGATCCGCAACCTTATCCGCACCGGCGTTGTGACAGACGTTGAACCCGTTGAGGGGCTTTGTCGTGTGCAGACCGGAGGGATGCAAACCACGTGGCTTAACTGGCTGACCTGTCGCGCCGGTCGCTCACGGGTGTGGTGGGCTCCTTCCGTTGGCGAGCAGGTGCTCATTCTTGCCATTGGGGGCGAACTCGACACTGCCTTTGTGCTGCCTGGTATTTTCTCTGATGACCATCCCGCGCCGTCTGCCTCACCCGATGCCCTGCATGTCTCGTTTCCTGACGGGGCGGTTATTGAGTACGAACCCGAAAACGGGGCGCTCACCGTGTCCGGTATTAAAACTGCCGACGTCATTGCATCAGAGTCCATTACTGCCACCGTGCCGCTGGTACTGGTTAAGGCATCCACCCGCATCACCCTCGATACACCCGAGGTGGTGTGTACCAACAAGCTGACAACCGGCACGCTCGAAGTGAAAAAAGGCGGGACGATGTCGGGGAACATCGAGCACACCGGCGGGAAATTTACCTCAAATGGCGTGCAGGTCGATGACCACGATCATGGTGGCGTGGAGCCAGGCGGAAACTGGACGAAGGGGGTCAAATGACGGTGCGTTATCTGGGAATGAACAGCCAGACCGGCCTCAGTATTTCTGAGGTTGAGCACATCAGGCAAAGCGTGCGCGACATTCTGGTCACGCCGGTGGGATCGCGGGTCATGCGCCGCGAATATGGCTCGCTGTTGTCTGCACTGATTGACCAGCCGCAGACCCCGGCGCTGCGTCTGCAGATTATGGCCGCGTGCTACTCCGCGATCCAGAAGTGGGAACCGCGCGTCAGTTTGTCGACCATCACCTTTGAACGCGGAGAGGATGACGGCGCGATGTACGTCGATATGACCGGCACGCGTTCGGCATCAGGCCAGCCTTTTTCTATCACCCTTCCACTGAGTTAAACGTTATGGCTATTGTTGACCTGAGCCAGCTCGCCGCACCTGATGTTGTGGAAGAGCTGGATTATGAAACCATCCTGACAGAGCGAAAAGCGACGCTTGTCTCGCTGTATCCCGAAGAGCAACAGGACGCGGTCGCGCGCACGCTGACGCTTGAATCTGAGCCGATTGTTAAGCTGCTGCAGGAAAATGCGTATCGGGAGGTTATCTGGCGTCAGCGGGTGAATGAGTCGGCACGGGCGGTGATGCTGGCCTGTGCTGCCGCAAACGACCTCGACAATATCGGCGCAAATTACAACGTTGAACGTCTCGTTATTACGCCTGCTGATGAAACCACGCTGCCGCCGACACCTGCTGTGATGGAGTCGGACACCGATTACCGTCTGCGTATTCAACAGGCCTTTGAAGGAATGAGCGTGGCCGGGTCGACCGGTGCGTATCAGTTTCATGGCCGCAGCGCTGACGGGCGGGTCGCCGATATTTCTGTTATCAGCCCGGAACCTGCCTGCGTGACCGTGTCGGTACTGTCCCGGGAGAATAACGGCGCGGCATCCGGGGAGCTGCTCGCCGTGGTGCGTAATGCGCTGAACGATGAGGATGTGAGGCCGGTTGCTGACCGCGTGACCGTGCAGTCGGCGGTCATTGTCGACTACACCATCGATGCCGCGCTTTATCTTTATCCCGGCCCCGAAAGCGAGCCGGTGCTCAGTGCGGCAAAAGCGAAGCTGCAGACCTATATCAGCGCGCAGCACCGGCTCGGGCGTGACATCCGCAAGTCTGCCATCTATGCCGCGCTTCACGTCGAGGGCGTGCAGCGTGTCGAACTTGTCGCGCCGGTCGCTGACATCGTACTCAATGAGACGCAGGCGTCATATTGCACTGCGTACAGCGTAAATATCGGGGGCAACGATGAGTGATAACCGTTTGCTGCCGGTGGGCTCGTCGCCGCTTGAGGTGGCGGCGGCGCGCGCCTGCGCGGATATCGAAAATACCCCTGTCCCGCTGCGTCACCTCTGGAACCCTGACAACTGCCCCGCAAATCTGCTGCCGTGGCTGGCCTGGGCGTTTTCGGTTGATCGCTGGGATGAGAGCTGGCCGGAAGAAACCAAACGCGAGGTTATCCGCAGCGCGTGGTTTATCCATGCGCATAAAGGGACGATAGGCGCGGTGCGTCGTGTGGTCGAGCCGCTCGGGTATCTGATTAACGTGACGGAGTGGTGGGAGACGAACGACCCGCCGGGCACGTTTCGCCTTGATATCGGCGTGCTGAAGACCGGCATCACCGAGGAAATGTATTACGAAATGGAAAGGCTTATTGCCGATGCAAAGCCAGCCAGTCGCCATCTTATCGGCCTGAATATTATTCAGGACATCCCGGGTTATCTCTTCACCGGAGCCCTGACCTACGACGGCGACATCATCACGGTTTACCCCGGATAAGTGAGAACACAATGACAGTGAAATATAAAACCGTTATCACCCGAGCCGGTGCGGAAAAACTGGCGGCGGCGACGCTCCCGAACGGGAAAAAAGTCAATTTTGCGGTGATGGCCGTCGGGGACGGTGGCGGTAAGCTGCCCGAACCAGACGCCAGTCAGACAAAACTCGTCAATGAGGTCTGGCGCCATGCGCTGAACAAAATCAGCCTGGACAAAAAACATAAAAATTATGTCGTGGCGGAGCTGGTGATCCCCCCGGAGACCGGCGGTTTCTGGCTGCGTGAAATGGGGCTTTACGATGACACCGGCACGCTGATTGCGGTCGGCAATATGGCCGAAAGTTATAAGCCCGAACTGGCGGAAGGGTCAGGCCGCGCACAGACGCTGCGCATGGTGATCATGGTGAGCGATATCGACACCGTCGAGCTGTCCATCGATACGACACTGGTGATGGCGACGCAGGATTATGTCGACGATAAACTCGCAGAGCATGAGCAGTCCCGTCGCCATCCTGACGCCACGCTGAAAGAAAAAGGGTTCACGCAGTTAAGCAGTGCGACCGACAGCACGTCTGAGGCGCTCGCCGCAACGCCGAAAGCGGTCAAGGTGGCGTATGACCTTGCGAAAGGTAAATATACGGCTCAGGACGCGACCACGGCACAGAAGGGGATTGTCCAGCTCAGTAGCGCCACCGACAGCGTGTCTGAGGTGCTTGCTGCGACACCGAAAGCGGTCAAAGTGGCGAATGATAATGCTAATGGCCGCGTTCCCTCCACGCGTAAAATTAACGGACATTCCCTGAATGCTGACACCAGTGTCACCTCGAAGGATATTTTCGACGGTCAGGCTATTGGGCTGGTAACGGAGGATTTAGACACCCTTAAAACGCCGGGTATTTACTTTCAGCCAGCGAACGCCAATACCTCAGCCGCCAGACATTACCCTGAAAATAACGCCGGGACGCTGGTCATTTATAAAAATGCCGGAGTGACTCAGGTATACCGGGTTTATAACAGCTCCCGGAGCTACTCGCGCAGCCAGTATTCAACAGGCGCATGGACACCGTGGACGCCTGATGATGTTTTTCCGGTAGGCGCTCCCGTTGCGTGGCCGTCTGACAGTGTTCCCGCTGGCTATGCCGTCATGCAGGGACAAACTTTTGATAAAGCCGCGTATCCGCTGCTTGCTGTGGTGTATCCGTCGGGAGTTATTCCTGATATGCGGGGCTGGACAATCAAAGGTAAACCCGCAAGTGGGCGCGCAATTTTGTCTCAGGAGCAGGATGGGATTAAATCGCACGCCCACGGTGCCAGCGCATCGAGCACCGATTTAGGGACGAAAACCACCAGTGCTTTTGACCACGGAACGAAAACCACCACGACCTTTGATTACGGGACGAAAACCACCAATAACACAGGGGCGCACACGCATCCGATACCCACGTCAGATGGTGCTAACCAGGGCGGAAAAGTGCCGCTAACATCCGGACGCCTGGCAACTCAATATACGTCCACGGCAACAGGTTCTGCCGGAGCTCACGCCCATACCGTAGCCATCGGAGCCCACAACCATAATGTCGGTATTGGTGCACACAGTCATACTGTGGCAATAGGGGCTCACGGACATAACATCACTGTTAATGCAGCCGGTAACGCTGAAAACACCGTCAAAAACATCGCATTCAACTATATCGTGAGGCTTGCCTGATGACTTTCAAAATGACCGGGAAAAGCCGGACAATTACCGTTTATAACTATCGCGCAGATACCTGTGAATTTATTGAAAAAGGTGACGCACTGATCCCACCATTTACCGGACTTCCTGCCTGTTGTACCAGTGAAAAACCGCCAGAAACCAGCGCGGGATGTATTCCCGTTTACGACACTGAAAACGGGCGCTGGAATACCACTGAAGACCATCGGGGTGAGGTTGTCTATGACACTGAAACAGGTCACCAGGTGGAGATAACCGAACCGGGTAAATATCCGGCAGGGACGACAACCGCTGCACCTGAAAATCAGTGGCAAAAATGGAATGGTAAAGTATGGGTTGATGATGCGGTTGCAAAGCAAAATGCACAGATTGAGGATGCGAAGAATTTAAAAAATACACTTTTAAAAAATGCAAACGAGAATATTGCGACTTTACAGGACGCTGTCGATTTTGACATGGCAACAGAGAGTGAAATCTCGCAATTAAAGGCATGGAAACAATACAGGGTACTACTAAACCGGGTTGTTCCTGACGAGGCACCAGACATTATCTGGCCGGATAAAATTTAACACTCGCATAAAGGGTAGTCATAATAATTAGGCTACCCTTTATGACACCAACGTTATGATATGTTGTTATGGCTAATGAATCGGGTCGTTTTAGTCGTAACAAGCGTACAATCATCCGGGATGTCACAGTTAACGAATGACATCGCTCCAATTTTCACATTATTTCCAATTGTATGATTCAGGCCAACAATACATGTGTTTGCACCAATATCAACATTATCCCCAATGTGCAATTTGAAGGATTTACCATCGCTGTCTTTTTGACCGATTGTTGTGTTTTGGCGTATGACTAAGTTTTCACCTATGTCTACCAAATGATGAATGACAATTCCATGATGATGTGGAATTTTTATTCCTTTGCCAATATTTGCACCAAGTGATATTTCGCAGCCAAATTTTTCCATCAGGTGAGCATTGATTTGCTTTGCTGCTTTTTTGTGTATTTTCCCACCATTCAAATACATTTCATTTGCCAGGCGCCACCAAAAAATAAAATTTCTGCCCCGGTGTTTTTTCTCTCTTAAAAGACGGTGCAGTGAAAATTTCTCTCTTCTGATAACCTCCGCTTTCCAGTAATTCATCAGGTTGTGTGTATTGCCAAAAAAAATAAAATTTAGTGCTAAAACGTACTTAAACATGACCAGCCCTGAACAGTAATCATCTGTATTGCATTATGTTTTTGCATCATCCCGATGCGCTTTCACAACATATGATTACATAAAATTACCCAAATTAACTGACAAATATCGTGACAGCCCGAATATTCACCGCTGTTGTGTCAGACCTTATCCAACCCTGACAAATAGCCCGCACCTGCCACACAACAGAAAATATCACTCACCCCTTAACCACGGAGTTAAACGGATGAGTGACTATCATCACGGCGTGCAGGTCATCGAGATTAACGATGGCGTCCGCACCATTTCCACCGTTTCAACGGCCATCATCGGCATGGTCTGTACGGCCAGCGATGCTGACGAAAAAACATTTCCCCTCAATGAGCCGGTGCTCATTACGAACGTGCAGAGCGCTATCGGTAAAGCCGGTAAACAGGGCACGCTGTCGACGTCCCTGCAGGCTATCGCTGACCAGTGCAAGCCGGTCATCGTGGCCGTGCGTGTGGCCGAAGGTATTGAAGACCCGGAGAACCCCGAGGCGGCGCACAAACAAACCATTTCCAATATCATCGGCACCACCGACGAAAACGGCAAATATACCGGGCTGAAAGCCCTGCTGACGGCGAAAACCGTCACCGGCGTTAAGCCACGGATTCTCGGCGTGCCGGGGCTGGATTCGCAGGAAGTGGCGACCGCGCTCGCGTCCACCTGTCAGAGCCTGCGCGCCTTTGGCTATATCAGCGCGTGGGGCTGTAAAACCATTTCCGATGCCATCAACTACCGCGAGAATTTCAGCCAGCGCGAGCTGATGGTCATCTTCCCTGATTTTCTGGCATGGGACACCACGGCGAACGCGACAGCAACAGCCTGGGCGACGGCGCGCGCACTCGGCCTGCGTGCCAAAATCGACCAGACGGTCGGCTGGCATAAAACCCTGTCAAACGTCGGTGTTAACGGTGTGACCGGCGTCAGCGCCTCGGTGTCGTGGGATTTGCAGGAACCGGCGACCGACGCCAACCTGCTGAATCAGGCCGGTGTCACCACGCTTATCCGCAATGATGGTTTCAAATTCTGGGGAAACCGTACCTGCTCGGATGATCCGCTTTTTCTGTTTGAGAACTACACCCGCACCGCGCAGGTGCTGGCCGACACGATGGCGGAGGCGCACGCGTGGGCGATGGATAAACCCATTACCCCGACCCTCATTCGTGACATCGTTTCCGGTATCAATGCCAAATTCCGCGAGCTGAAAACCAGTGGTTATATCGTTGACGGCTTGTGCTGGTACGACCCGGAGTCGAACGACACCGCGACCCTGAAAGTGGGGAAACTGTATATCGATTACGACTACACCCCCGTCCCGCCGCTGGAAAACCTGACCCTGCGCCAGCGCATCACCGATACCTATCTGGCGAACCTGTCGGATTCGGTCAACAGCTAAGGAGCTCTGAGCATGGCGTTACCCCGCAAACTGAAATACCTGAATATGTTCAACGATGGCCTGAGCTATATGGGCGTTGTTGAATCCGTCACCCTGCCAAAACTGACCCGCAAGCTGGAGAAATATCGCGGCGGCGGAATGCCGGGGGCGGTGTCGGTTGACCTCGGCCTCGATGACGATGCGCTGTCGCTTGAGTGGACGCTCGGCGGTCTGCCTGACATTGAATTGTGGGCGCAGTACGCCTCGCCGGGTGCTGACAGCGTGCCGCTGCGTTTTACCGGCTCTTATCAGCGTGACGACACCGGCGCGATTTCTGCCGTCGAAGTGGTGATGCGTGGCCGTCATAAAGAATACGACGGCGGTGAGAACAAGCAGGGCGAAAGCGGCACGACCAAAATGGCGACCGAGTGCGCCTATTACCAGCTCACGATCGACGGCAAAGAAGTCATTGAAATTGACGTGATCAACATGGTGCTGAAAGTCGATGGTGTCGACCGTATGGCAGAGCACCGCAAGGCAATTGGCCTGTAATCCCTCAACCGGTCAGCGGGGCTGGCCGGTCACTTACCCTGATGAGAAATTCGCATGAAAAATATCAATGAAACTGCTGTTGCTGACACTGAAAACGTCAATCCGAATGTCGTTATTTTTGACACCCCGCTGATGCGCGGTGAGCAGAAAATTGAGCAGGTCACGCTAACCAAACCGAATGCGGGAACCCTGCGCGGGGTGTCGCTGGCCTCGCTGGCAAATTCCGACGTTGATGCGCTGATTAAGGTGCTGCCGCGTATGACATATCCGGCACTGACCGAGCACGAACTCGCGCGTCTGGATGCGTCAGACCTGATTTCGCTGGCTGGTAAGGTGGTTGGTTTTTTGTCACCGGCTTCGGGTCGCTGACCTTCCCGGAAAAACTGTCGGTCGATGACCTGATGGCGGATATCGCGGTGATCTTCCACTGGCCGCCATCAGAGCTGAATTCCCTGAGCGTGACCGAGCTCCTGACATGGCGCGATAAGGCGCTGCAACGAAGCGGAAGCCATCATGAGCAATAACGTCAGAATCGAGGTGCTGCTGAACGCCGTCGACCGGGCGAGCCGCCCGCTTAAAGCGATTCAGAACGCCAGCAAATCCCTGTCCGGTGATATCCGCAATTCACAGAAAAGCCTGCGCGAACTTAACGCGCAGGCGTCCCGTATTGACGGATTCCGCAAAGCCAGCGCACAGCTTGCCGTAACCGGTCACTCGCTTGAGAAAGCGAAACAGGAAGCCGAAGCACTAGCCACGCAGTTTAAAAACACCGAGCGCCCGACGCGCGCGCAGGCGCAGGTTCTTGAATCCGCGAAGCGTGCCGCCGAAGGGCTGCAGACGAAATACAACAGCCTCACGGAGTCTGTTAAACGCCAGCAACGCGAGCTCGGTGCGGCGGGAATTAATACCCGTAATCTGGCAAATGATGAGCGGGGACTTAAATCGCGCATCAGTGAGACCACCGCGCAGCTCAATCGTCAGCGTGAGGCACTGGCGAAAGTCAGCGCACAACAGGCGAAGTTAAGCCGGGTGAAAGAGCGGTATCAGGCCGGTAAATCGCTTGCCGGTAGCATGGCGGCCGCTGGCGCGGCCAGTGTCGGTATTGCGACAACAGGAACCCTCGCCGGGGTTAAGCTGATGACGCCGGGTTATGAATTTGCACAGAAAAACTCTGAGCTGCAGGCCGTGCTCGGTGTCGACAAACAGTCGCCCGAAATGCAGGCGCTGCGTAAACAGGCGCGCCAGCTTGGTGACAATACCGCTGCCTCTGCCGATGATGCGGCGGGTGCGCAGATTATCATTGCCAAAAGCGGCGGCGATGCGGCGGCCATTCAGGCGGCGACGCCGGTCACGCTGAACATGGCACTGTCGAACAAGCGCACGATGGAAGAAAACGCCGCGCTGCTGACCGGCATGAAATCCGCGTTCCAGCTCTCTAACGATAAAGTCGCGCATATTGGCGATGTTCTCTCGATGACGATGAACAAAACCGCCGCTGATTTTGACGGGATGAGCGATGCGCTGACCTATGCCGCGCCGGTGGCGAAAAATGCCGGGGTGAGTATCGAAGAAACCGCCGCAATGGTGGGGGCGCTGCACGATTCCAAAATCACCGGCTCGATGGCGGGTACAGGGAGCCGTGCCGTTCTGAGTCGCCTGCAGGCGCCGACCGGTAAAGCCTATGACGCCATCAAAGAGCTCGGCATTAAAACGAGCGACAGCAAAGGCAACACGCGCCCGATATTTTCCATCCTGAAGGAAATGCAGCGCAGTTTTGAGAAAAACAATCTCGGAACGGGTCAGAAAGCCGAATACATGAAAACCATTTTCGGTGAAGAAGCCAGCTCGGCGGCCGCCGTTCTGATGGCCGCCGCATCAAGCGGCAAGCTCGACCAGCTCACCGCCGCGTTTAAAGCCTCGGACGGTAAGACTGAGGAACTGGTTAAGGTGATGCAGGATAACCTCGGCGGCGACTTTAAAGAGTTTCAGTCAGCCTATGAGGCGGTCGGGACTGACCTGTTTGATCAGCAGGAGGGCTCCCTGCGTAAGCTGACGCAGACAGCCACGCAATATGTGCTCAGGCTCGACGGCTGGATCCAGAAAAATCAGGGGCTGGCGACCACTCTCGGCGTGGTGGTCGGGGGTGCGCTGGCGCTGATCGGTGTGATGGGCGGGATTGGCCTTGTCGCATGGCCGGTGGTGATGGGGATTAATGCCATCATTGCGGCGGCTGGCGTACTCGGTGTGGTTTTCAGTACGGTCGGCGGCGCGATTGTCACGGCCATTGGCGCAATCAGCCTGCCGGTGCTGGCGGTAGCCGGTGCAGTCGTGGCCGGTGCGTTGCTGATCCGTAAATACTGGAAGCCGCTCGGTGCATTCTTCTCAGGCGTGGTGGAGGGACTGAAAGCCGCCTTTGCACCGGTGGGGGACATGTTTACTCCGCTCGCGCCGGTGTTTGACGCCATCGCTGAAAAGCTGGGTGTCGTCTGCCAGTGGTTTAAAGACCTGCTTGCGCCGGTGAAAGCCACGCAGGACACGCTCAACAGTTGCAAAAATGTCGGCGTTACTTTTGGTCAGGCGCTGGCTGATGCGCTGATGCTGCCGCTCAATATGTTTAACAGCCTGAGCGGCAAGGTCGGCTGGCTGCTGGAAAAACTCGGCATTATCAAAAAAGAATCCAGCGACCTCGACCAGACGGCCGCGAAAGCGGATAAGGCGTCCACGAATGGCGGGTATATCCCTGCGACCGCAGGCTATGGCGGCTATCAGGCGTATCAGCTGGTTACAGCACCCGCAGGCCGGTCTTATATCGACCAGAGCAAAAGCGAATACAACATCAATCTGCAGGGTGGGGTCGCGCCGGGCAGTGATCTTGACCGCCAGCTCCGTGACGCCGTTGACAAACTTGACCGCGAGAAACGTGCGCGCCAGCGATCCAGTATGAGACTCGACTGAGGGAGGGATAAAAATGCTTATGGTGCTGGGATTTTTTGTGTTTGAACGGCGCACCCTGCCGCATCAGTCAATGCAGTATTCTAAGGACTACCGCTGGGTGTCAAATGACCGTATCGGAAAACCACCGGCTTATCAGTATCTCGGGGAGGGGGAAACCTCGCGCACCCTGTCGGGCACGCTTTACCCTGAAATCACCGGCGGGCGTCTGTCACTGACGGCCATCGAACTGATGGCCGACGAGGGGCGCGCATGGCCGCTGATTGACGGAACCGGCATGATCCACGGGATGTATGTTATCGATAAAGTGACTCACATCCACACCGAGTTATTCAGCGACGGCGCGGCTAAAAAAATCGAGTTTAGCCTGTCGCTTAAGCGGGTGGATGATTCGCTCGCGGCTATCTACGGTGACCTGAAAACGCAGGCTGATAATCTGGTCACGTCTGCCGGTAACTGGCTCGGGGGGCTGACAGGATGATAACGGGAATGAATATTCAGGCCGGTGCGTGCATCGCCCCTGGCTTTATGCTCACGCTCAATGGCGCAGATATCACACAGAATTTCAGCGACCGGCTTATCGGGCTGACCATGACCGACAATCGCGGATTTGAGGCTGATCAACTCGATATTGAGCTTGATGATACTGACGGGCTGGTTGAGCTACCACCGCGCGGGGCGTCGCTGACACTGTGGCTGGGCTGGCAGGGCTCCGCGCTGATAAACAAAGGGAGTTTCACGGTCGACGAAATCGAGCACCGGGGCGCGCCTGACAGGCTGACCATTCGGGGACGCAGCGCGGATTTTCGCGGGACGCTGAACTCGCGCCGGGAACAGTCATGGCACGACACCAGGCTCGGGGTGATTGTTGAGGCTATCGCGCAGCGTAACAAACTGACGGCCAGCGTGGCTGACACCCTGAAATCTGTTGCTGTACCGCATATCGACCAGTCTCAGGAATCCGACGCGGCGTTTTTGTCCCGGCTGGCGGATCGTAACGGGGCAACGGTTTCGGTCAAAGCCGGGAAATTGTTATTCCTGAAAGCCGGTAGCGCGATGACGGCCAGTGGCAAGCCTGTCCCACAAATGACGGTCGAGCGCGGTGACGGCGACCGACATCAGTTTTCCATTGCCGACCGCGAGGCATACACCGGCGTCACGGCTAAATGGCTGCACACCAGAGACCCAAAACCGCAAAAGCAAAAGGTGAAGCTCAAACGCAAACCCAAAGAGCAGCACCTGCGTGCGTTGCAGCACCCGAAGGCCGCCAAAACATCGGCAAAGGCTAAAAAGAAAAAGGAGCAGGAAGCGCGGGAAGGTGAGTATATGGCCGGTGAGTCCGACAATGTTCTGGAACTCACGACCATCTACGCGACAAAGGTGCAGGCCATGCGCGCAGCTCAGGCGAAGTGGGACAGGATACAGCGAGGGGTGGCGGAATTTTCGATTACGCTCGCCACTGGCCGCGCTGATTTATTTCCTGAAACACCGGTTGCGGTGAAGGGCTTTAAGCGCGTTATAGACGAGCAAGCATGGATAGTCAGCCGTGTGGTGCATAGCCTTAACGGGAGTGGCTTCACGACGGGCTTAGAGTTGGAAGTCAAAATTACAGATGTTGAGTATGAAGAAGATGAGGATTAAAAAAAGCAAACAATAACTTGCAAATGTAAGTTGCAGGTTTATTATCCCCACAAGTCAGCAAAAGAGGGGGAAAGATTATGATGCATTGTCCGTTATGTCAGGATGCAGCCCATGCACGGTCAAGCCGGTACTTAAGCTCTGAAACAAAAGAACGTTACCATCAATGCCAAAACATCAACTGTGGATGCACTTTTGTAACTCATGAGACCCTCGCCCGCTTCATCGTTAAACCAGGTGAAATTGAACCGGCACCGCCCCACCCCACCAGATATCAGCAACATCAACTCTGGCTTTAAAACCTGCTTCGGCAGGTTTTTTTATTTTCTGTTCACTGTGGTCAATCGTGGACATACCACGATCTGCGTGGACATTTCGTGGACATTAAAATAAGAAAAGGGGTTAGCATTACGCTAACCCCTTGTTTTCTACAAGCTTTCGGATGTTGCGAAAGCGCTGTATTAGTTAAGACGCTCTTTGATACGAGCAGCCTTACCAGTACGCTCACGCAGGTAG